GTATAGCAGTCGCATTATAGTTACCCAATACAGATAAGGTCGGAGGCAATAGATCACCGTTGGAATCTACTGGAATTACAGTCAATAGTCCTGGGCGGGTCAACTGCGGATTGACATATGGATTTCCGTCGTTCCATATATAACCTGCTTCTAGATCGCTCCAAAGAATAAAGTTGTCGCTGGTATAAGGAGCCGGACCATATCTAGATGTCCACCAGGTGGGCATATCAGTGAAGCCCAACATCTCCCAAGGTGTCTCATTTGGAGTCGTCGTATCATAGAAATACTCATAGATACCTCTCCAATAACCCTGTTGGATCAGCGAACCATCTAGTTTATTAGACGCATTTGTATAGTTGTAAGTGAACGGATCGTTCTTATTGAAATACTGTGTCTTATAATCGATGCGGTTCTGTCCTACCCAGTTCAAGAACGTTGGGCTGTAGATATCAATAAAATCACTCCAAGTATAGTTAGTCGTGCGGAAGAATCCAGGAAGGACTTCATACTTAGATACCGGAACAGTAGTGCTCAACTTTAGATTGTTATAGATCCTCAACTCAAACTCTAGCAATGCTTGGTCGCGGAAGTCAAATAATATATCATTTACTGGATCATAATCACCATAAAGCCTGTTGAAGGAACCATCGTGCCCTCTGATAAAATATGTCGGTGTCTGATAATCTTTATCAAGAACAACACCTGGTTGGAATGATGGATATAGCCCCAACTTAGTTGGAGTATTTGGAACATAAGAACCATATGTCTGGTTGAACTCATTGATGATTACCTGGTCACCCGCTTGAATAGCAGTAGTGATCGTTAGATTAGGAGCAGTCGTGCTGACGACATAATCGACACCGCTCGTCAACTGCTTCTCTATCACGACACCATCTACAACACGATATAGATAAACAAGCACTCCGTTATAGTTTGCGGTGCTGAAGTTATACACCTTGCTCAGAGGATAGATTGATTGGGTCAATCCATTATTAAATGTATAAGTGTTGGAAATATATGGTGTCGCAGAAGGCAACATATCTGACCAGAAGAAAGAGTTAGCTTCGCTAAGTGAAGCTGTAATCTGCAATAGAGCATCATTCAATAACTGAGAAGGAGTGAAACGTTGAGCGTAATCGGTGTTCTGCACAGTCGCGACGATCAACTGCTTATAGTTCACATATTCCCTGCTATTAAACTGCAATGCATCGAATAGATTAGTGCTTGCTGAACGCAAGAATGCACCAGGCAATGCCAGAGAAGCAGAGTTCTGTATCAGTTTAGTGCCATAAGGTACTAGATTTCCGCAGTCGCGATAGTTATTAGCACCATAAATATTTCCGATAGTATTTGGCGCGTTTATGAAAATATCACGATATTGATTACTGATATCTCCGTAGTTAAGGCTCGTTGGATCAGTATTAAAAGGATTATTGATGAGATTGATCGGAATACTATAATAAGCAGTCTGGCTTACTTGATCACTCAATAATAATACTTGAATAACGGTGTTTGTTGCAGGCTGATATGCGAGAGATACAGTAGTTGTATCAGTTCCGATATTCACAACATATGGCGGGCTAGATACAGTACCATCACCGATAACAGCGTTACCATTATATGTGAAAGTTCCACCGATAACAGGTGTACCTACATAACCGATACTGGTCCAGTTAGTGATTCCTAATGATGCGATTTTATAAGTAAATCCAGAAACCATCTTATAAGCAAAGATAGTGATCGCACCTATTGGATTTAGATATATGTTATTATCATAAACCTGAACAGTAGGCCAGCCCAAGCTGTTCGCAATGCCTGAACCGGCATTTGCTCCTGATACAGTGCCGTTACCAGACAATGCAGCACCATTATAGATGAACTTGCCGCCGGCGACCGGGGTTCCATTGTATCCGATAGAGTTCCAATCAGTGCTGCCTAAAGTCACGATCTGATATTCGAAACCACTGTTCATTGTAGCGATACTTGTCGTGTTATTATTCGCGACAAATGTCTCTCCTACGATATTTGCTACAGCACCGAACGATGTGAAATCAGTCGTACCTACAAAAGTGATGGTATATGTTGCGCCGGCGACAAATGAACCTGATTTAGTAATGCCAGTTGGTTCAGCGCGAGCAGGAACATCACATATATAAGTTGTTGTAGGTTGAGTGATATCGTAGTTGAAGCTGAATATCTGGTATTGCTGGCTGGGCGCGATAGCAGTCTGCCAACCCAACTGCCGTACATGGTCAGTTCCTGAGGTATAGTTATAGACATAACCGATATTTACATTTTCTGTTACAGGTGTAGATCCTGTAACATATGTAAAAGTATCAGAGTTCAGTGATACGTCGAATACGATATCTCCTGAGTTCGCGATAGAACTATATTCGATAGGGAATCCTAATACAGGATCCTTTGTGCCGCTACCGATGGCATAAGAGAACAGTTTAGAACCAACGAATGATGAGCTATTATATACAGTCTTGTCACTCAAGCTGATGCCGCTAGAGTTGAATATGTCGAAGAGAGGTGGCTGGATTACTTGTGTCTTATTCTGTGCTTGAATCCAGTGAATACCGTCATACCAAAAACTAAATCCTTGATAGTTATAACCACGAGTTACAACAGTCTGATTTTCCGGAATGCAGTTGCCATCTTCTGCTACCGTAAGCGTGATGACCGGTTCGCCGAATGGTTGAATAGTAGAGAACTCAGCTACATAAATCTTGTTTCTTACATTTGGATTCGCATCTGCAGCAAAAATAATGCGGGCACCAGGGAATAATGCATAGGCAGATACATTAGCAGCACTAGCTACGATAGATGCATTGCTTCCACCTGCGATAGTTGTTGCTTCAGGCCAAGAAACAGCGAGAGTTAAAGTATCTGTTCCGGTGATCGAAGTGATCGTCGTATTTGCTGGCAACTGGTTCAATGAATCCGCAATATACATAAGATTTTCGAGGCTACCAGTAATCGCAGATGCTGAAACAGTAATCGTAGTAGAAGTTGCTGCACTTGCAGAGGCAATGGTCGCAGTCGCAGTACTATATACCTGCACATCTGGATAATAGTTCAATGCGCCGGCTACTGTCATCATAGCATTAGTAGTGCGAGTGTCGATGAAATCTACTGGATTGACCCCGATAATACCAGAGTTGAACAACTTTAGATTTGGATAAAATTCGATGATAGGTCTAGATGCTTTGTTCTTAGCAGTCGCGTATGTTATAGCGATGGCAGGATCGTTATTATAAATCGCAGTCGCATTGATGACATCGATATGGAACCAACGATTGCTTCTTGACCACGGATTCCTGCTCAATGAATCCCTAGCGATAGTTACATAATCTGGTTGTGCAGGAATAAACAGTTGTTCTTCCCAGTTACCGATATCCCACCCTGTCGAATCCCATGGAATATAATTGCCTGTCGTAAACTTTTCAGGAACAACTAACTCATTTACTGGTACTAATGTTATCGACGTACCTACACCTTGAACATAATATTCACCTGAGAGATATGCTACCGGCGTGACATTTCCATTAAACTGAACTTTTAATCCATTCGTAAATGCTACACCATTTGGAGATGTGTAGTTTACCTGTCCTAGAATTTGTGTAGGTACATCTATAGTATTATCTGTATTTGCATCGATTAGTTGAATGATTCCGGCACGATCTGCAACTGAACTGTCTTGATAATATAGAGTATTCAGCGGAGCAGTAATCGCAGGAACTTCTTGTAGAACGCCTTCTGCATCTCTATAGAAAGGAATATTATTATAAGCGTGACCTAGTCTAGGAGTGATCTTCTGATCTAACGGAATAGCACCTGCTGGAAATAATCTGATAATGGGATTTTTAGGATCACCTTCATATTGTATAGTATAGAAGTTGTCGCGAACAGTTGTCGTGAATCCATTGTCAAGCTGACCTTGATTTATATTCACTGTCATAGCGCCGGAACCATCAGTAAGAACGATAATCGCGCCACCAGGAGTCTCTGATATTGCAAATGTTACTGCATCCACGATATCGCTGACAAAATATACTTGACCAAAATTGATCGCATCACCGCCGAAGGTAGGACCATTATTATATGAGGAGAAAGTAATAGTATCATTTACTGCCATATTATTGGTAGTGCCGGATGACAGAATGAAATGTGTGTTGTCATTTATTTGGCTGGCGACTGCAAATTGTAGAGGACGAGGAACATTATCGAAACTGATCGTCATTGATCCTGAATCAGGTGTCAATGATATTGCACTGCCTCCTGCTACATTAGACACAGTAAACTCTGTAGAACTTAGTATGTCAGCGATATAATAAAACTGCCCGGCTTCGATGCCGCCGATGGTGGTACCAGAGAAAGTCACAAGCGCATTTGCTGTAAATTGGTTGGTGTCTCCGCCGTTTATCAATGATAAGCTAGTGTCAGTTGTACTACCTACAGTAAATGTTAGAGGTGTTACGGCTTGAATGACTGGATCATTTGTATCATAAGGAATCTCTACTAGCGTGACTGTGCCAGTACCTGTAACAGCAGCGCCATTATAAGTAAATGTGCCACCGATAACAGGGGAGCCAGAAAGACCTAAACTAGTCCAGTTAACACTACCGATAGTAGCAATCTTATATACTACGCTTTCGACCATAGTATTAGCGGCTTGTGCTGGTTGGTTCGCATATACCTGATCGAATCCTGACTCAACATATCCGGTTGGATTTTCAGAGGAAAGTCCTGTACCATAGAACATAACAGTCAATCCATTTAATGAAGTGACTCCATCTATATTTCCACTAAATGAAGATAGCGGCTGTCCGTTTATATTAGCGAACGGTGTCGTGCTAACTAGGTCAACAGTTAGATTTCCGGTTATATTATATCCATCCTGTGCGTTGGCTAATGGTACATTGAAAGTGACGACGCCGACTTCAGCACCGTTGTTGATGACACCATAAACATCGCGTGTAGTCCTATTCTGTTGTGTGGGATACACGCCTGAAGTTCCTGGCAATGTCTGAATCCAGAACTGAGATGCTTGATCTACCGTGAAGGTATATGTTCCACCACGGATCAATGTGAGTACTGGATTAACAGCACTACCTGCTTGGTTCTCAATAGCGATCTGATAACCATTGGTCAGCGGAGTGACGATATAGGATTCCTGTGTATATACTGCTGCAGGTGCGATTTGTACAGCAGGAGGACCATCCGGCAACCAATAATATTCATTATAGTTGATCAGTTTATCTAAATCAGTAAATGAGTCCCAAGAATAAAACTGACCTGTAAATAGGGCACTATTATCATCCGTGACACCGCCTTGCATAGTCAATGCATCGATGATGCCTGGATAAGAAATAAAATCTACAGCAGTGCCTGCTGGAACGGTGGCGGAATCCGCGGGAGCAGTAAAGATTACGCCCGGATCTAGTTGATAATCACGGCGGGTCTTGGTAGGTTCTGTTACATAATAGTCATTGGCATTGACACCATATCCAAACTTGCTACCGATATAACCTTGTATTTTGCTAGCGATAGGAGGATTTACCAGCTGGTCTAGAGAAGCTTGCAAGAACTGTGAGTTAGATGGAGTCTGGAATATCTCCGGTAGGAACGATAGCGTCCTGATGATAGTCGTATTAGTATTTCCGGCCATATTTCCTTATCCTATTTCGTTTGTAGAACAGAAGGGGTGAGTGCAGGGACTACAATAATATTGGCTGCAGTTGCTGCATTCGCAAAGATTTCGTACGGTAGACAAGCTATCTCATAAAGATAACCGAAAGGCTTAGTTGGATCATTCGGTACCAGCACGACTGAACTGATAAACTCGCTGCATTGATCGTGTAGATATGCGCTCAACTCTGAGAAATAGAAAGTCTGTCCGAAATTCCAGTTATTGATATCGAAATAACCATTGATAGCAGTCAATACTGCACTGATGATCTGATTATTACTATAGTTTGTATTTGACACGGGCACAACATTAAATGTAGCCTGCAGTGCAGGCTCTGCTTTAGCACCGAACAATGGCTTGAAGATCGCGCTATTGAGTACTACTGCATCTGATAACATCTTGTAATCTTGTACCTGGCTATAATCTTGGCTCAACTCTTCTATTGTAGGAACTGATGGTTCCGGAATAGTATTTGTTGTATCTTGTATATAGTTCTGGTAAGCAGTGTAGTAACTTTGTGTCAGAACATATAGATCGATAATATTCGTGACGACCGGATCGATGCGATTTGTATTATTTGAGTTATGACGATATTGATATGATAGGCCCTGTCTACCAGATAGTACTGCATATCTTGTCTGTAATACTAGATTATATGCTGGAGTAACCACAGTTGGATCTTGCACTGTCATATAGAAGCCACCAACAGTACCATCAGGAAATGCTTGATTATAAGCATAGAACAACTGTCCTACAGGATAATCATATTTCACTGTTTCGATCTGTGTAGTATTCGAATAAGCATATACGACATCTGTAGAAGGTACGATCTGGGTAACTGATAGATTAGTGACAGGATCTACAACTGTTTCGAAGAATGTATAGATTCCGATATTGGTTCCACCATCTACATAACCAGTTATCTCCGAGAAGAAATCTGGATTCAATATTAACTGTTGATTGTTGACATCCGTGGCAGACACTTCGATTTGAAACTGATTTGCATATCCGTCTGGTTGAACTGACTGACCAACAGTATTCAATACATAACTCTTACCCAATGGTTGTGCAGAACCATACTGAGTATTGATGGGGAGGATATTGATATAATCGTGAATAACAGTTCCGGAGAAGGTGTCATAAATGATCTGATCGCTGTTAAAGATAAATCTAGTCTCTGCGACTGAACCGAAATGATATACTAGTGAACGATAGGTTATAGTATAAACATTGCTATTCTGCTGGCTCGCGAAATATACAAAGGCAGCGGGATCGTCATATGAAGAGATACTCCATCTCTCTTGATTTATCAGCAATGCATTATTGAATACTAGGCTGAAACTCTGTTGCAAATCCATACGTATCTGTGCTTCTTGAATCAGGGTAGATGAGAACACATTATCGAATACTGGGATTATTTCAGCTAGAATAGAACCTGAAGGAATATATCCATTGATCTTTATCGGACCAGTACCATTGGCGAAACTACCTTGACCAGAGTTGCTACCGTCACCTGCAACAGATAATACAGTTGTCCAAACATAAGTAGAACCACCGGGACCCGGAATTCCTGTTTGCAATCTATTATTCTGATCGAAGTAGAAACCTGCTGGAGCGACAAACTTACACAGCGCACCTGCGGTGAGATATTTTAGATTATCAGAGTTATATATACCAACACTTACCGGTGATTTTAGGGCACCGACCTGATTATATACATAGCCAGTTTCAGAACCAGTATCTACTGTGCTGCTCTGCCAATATACTATATTCGTATTAGAATCCGCAACTGCAGTATCACTAGAATATGGACCAACGGGATATCTAGGATAGTTCTGAATATAATATTGATTCGCTTTATTCAACTTTAATGCAGCAGCTAGTTGATTTGTAAAGAAAGATATGATATCATTATTATTGTTGATGGTAAGATTTAGGAAACCAGAAGTCGCATCTTGCCATAATGCGCCATCGTCTCCAAATGAGTTTGTGCTAGAATACTTTCCAGTAGGATCTAATAAATCTAAGTTCTTAGATACACCAACTGAACTGCGATTTAATGCCTTGCTCTTTACGATAGAACTATAGAGCGTGTATGGAAAGTTATTATAATCCTCACCGTTTACCATTCTGTTCTGTGTATAATAACGAGTAGGTGCGCGTAACTTGATCTCGTCTAGCGTCTCGCGAGCTTGTGCGTTGGATACGACTTGAGACAATGCCAATCCGATAGTGAGCGTCTGTGCTCTTCCGGTCCTATCATAATAAGTGATAGAGACTGCGATGCCATTCATCTCATTAGGATCGATAGTATATGTGAGCGCATTACCCGCACGTACATAAGCGCGGAAGTTTCCTACTGGGACTTCAGAGAATACACCGTCACCAAATACATATGATACTGTATCATTGAAGCCAGAATTGACTGCGAAAATCTTTTTGCCGCTGCTTTCAGTCTGTAGATATGAGTTCGAATATACGTTAGGGACTTGTACCCAAGGTGTACGAGTACCGTCGGTGTTGATTTGATTTAGCCATGTATCAGTATTATTGATACCTTGAATAGCACCGATAGGTATAACCTGGTTCGAAATCTGCTGCTGCAGCGAGAAGTCATAGGTCTGCAGGCTTCCTTGCTTGAAGTAGAAGAAATATCCTGTATTAGGACTACCGAAACCCAACTTATCATTACGATATAGCATATTGAATTGTCCGATAGGTGCAGGAGGAATCTCATAGATATAATCTTTACCTGCACTAGTCACGCTGACCAATTCGAAATTCATATTCTGACCATTGATAGTGGAAGAGAAGGGAACGATTGAGAGTGCATTGGGCGCGATCTGTATAGCATATTCGCTGGTATCTACGCCTAGAACATTTGCGCTGTGCCCAGGTTGACCGATACGCTGTGCAGGAACGAGTGCAGCATTCCAGATGGTATTCATCTGATTTAACCAGTTAGCATTTGCCGGATCATTCCACAACACTGTCTGGTTGCTGAGGTTCATGCCGTTCATATCATTGATATTCTGTGTCGTAGATAGACTAGTGACCTTGAGATATCCTTGACCAGCAAGATTCCTCTTTGGTGTATAGCTTACTAGGTTGGCTAACTTGATAACACTATCACGGCGCTGTGCAGTATCGATAAAGTTCTCACGGGCATTCAAGTCTGCGCGGAATGCCAGACCTTGGCCCATGAATGCGATAACATCTAGCAGCGCAATATATTCGCTTGACTCTGTAAAGTCGTTGAATGTTTCTGGATAATATAGGCGAAGATAATCGATGAATGACTTACGAAGGGTCTCGTAGTCATAGCTCTTGAAGTCTGCTTGTTGATATGTCTGGTATAAGGTTTGCCAATCATTTAGACCAAATAATGCAGCCTGCCGTGAACTTGTTACCATGATTAATCTCTTTTTATTAAGTATTTATCACTGAGAAAAATCGGGGTTTTATACTCCTAGAGTGGCAGTATTGGTGTTTTGATTAAAAAATATACTTAGAGTTTCTGGATTATTGAACGGTAGGATTGCGAACTGTATTTCTACAAGTATACCGTTGTCTTGAGGATAGGATTTTATATAGTTTATGTCTAGTCTAGGATCATTTGCAGCTATCGATCTTATATCATTCTCTAGTTGCGTCTGAAGGTCTGGAGTGTTTGGTTCGAATATATAGCTCCATATTCTAGTACCATAACCAGGTTGTCCTACTTTCTGTCCTTGTGGAATATTGAGCGCATTCATGAGATCACGCATCACGAGTTGACCATCTGTGAGAGTGAATTTCTTTCCGGTATATACTGGTAAGGTGGTGCTGCCCGATGCAGATGTTATGCCAAATCCGTTGATAGGAACTAATCCATTTGGACCTACATTGGTATTCATGTTTGATGCACCCTGTACCTGTATATTGGTACTTCTCGGTACTGAAGCACCTATCGTGCTGAATCCTATAAACTGTGGCATCACATTTCCTTTATATTATTTATAGTATCAACCAACTTCTGGATGTGCCTTCAAGAATGCGACCTCTGCTGCTTGTGCTGCTCGCAATACTACTACTGCATTATGCAGGGTATCTTCAGCCGACGCTATTCCAGGATCACCTGCCGGAAGATTATTTTTAGCTGTAATATATTTGTTTTGTGCATCAGTTGCAGTAGTTATTGCATCGTTGGTTGTTTTTTGTAAGGCGCTGTATTGTTTTTGCAAGTCTGCTGCCTGATCAAGTTTTGTTTGATAGTCATTTGCAGTTGATGTCGAAACTCCCCCTGTCAGATTAGGAGCAGGAATTCCCGGATCACCCAATATCTTTGTCGTCTGTGCTGTTATCGCAGCACGATTATTTGTATTAAATCCTACAGTAGGCATTTTTATTGCTGCGATTCCGCCCTTAGAGAGTGCTGATATTGCGCTCTGTAGTTGTGCGATTCCACCCACTGACAGTCCTGAAGCAGCTAATGATGCTAACCCGCCTAGCTTAGATGCTGCCGCGCTTGCAATTCCTGCTGCTGCGCTGGCTGCAGCGACTTGAGGTAATGCACCGATAACAGCAGTTGCTGCTATACTATTGAGTGCATTAGCTTTGGCAGTCAGTCCACCTAAAGCTCCTGCTGCTGACGATACTCCGTTCATTGCTGCAGCCTGAGCATTGTTGATCAGGCTAGTCAATGATGTTGTTCCTGGAATATTATTTCTTGCTGTCGGTGCATTATTTACAACTGATGCAGCAGTATTGATTCCGCCTGCTAGATTGCTCAATCCACTAGCGAGTGTCGCAGAAGTAGCCCCGATGGCACCCTGTTGAACCACTGCAGCAGCATTTGATAGTGCAGGAAGGCCGCCGGCAGCCAGTGTCGGACCCGCACCCGATACTGCTGCTATATTATTTACCGCATTCTGGACTCCGCCGATAGTGGTATTGAGCGCATTACCTACTACATTATTAGAGACAGAATTAACTGGGCCAGTAATACCGCCCGCAGTTGATAGGGTTGCTGTACCACCAATTGCGCCGGCAGCGTTAGTTATTGCTGTTTGGGTAGCAGTCGCTGCACCAGTAACTGCTGCAGTACTATTATTTACTGCCCCGCCTACCACACTAGCCGAATGAACGATTGAATTTACTGCATTTAATGCTGTCAACCCTGCTGCTATTCCGAGAGTATTTGTTGCTAGAGAAGAGGTGGCTACTGCAGTCGCTGCTTTAATTGCGCCGGTAGCAGCACTGGTCGCTGCGCTTGTTATACTATTTGTTATGCTAGCAAGCGAGCTTCCTGCTTGTGAATTTTGATCTGCTACTGTTGCATTATTTGCAGCATTTGTTTTTGCTATAGAGGTAAGATTTTGCGGGACGCCCGCTTGCAACGGTTTGAATGATGCACTGATCGCTTTGAATGCGGATGCTGCAACACCAAC